CCACTCGTCGCGGCTGTCGATTTCGTAGAGGATAGGTAAAAAGGTGTCGTCCTTTTTCTTTCCGTCTGCGAGGTCGCAGGCAAGCTCGTACATATTGTCAAAAATGCACTCGCGCACCGTTCCCGCTGTCGTTATCATAACGACGAGGGGTTGACGGCGCGAGGAGGTGGACTGTTTCATAACCTCGTATAGGTTTCTGTCGCGGATAGCGTGCAGCTCGTCTATAATAACGGCGTGAGAGTTCAAGCCGTCGAGCGTGTTCGAGTCCGAGGCGAGAGCCTCAAACACGGAGGAGGTAGCGGGAAAGTAAACATCATTTCGCCGCTTTTTGATAACCGCCCGCAGCTCGGGCGATTGCTTAATCATATTGACAGCCTCGGTAAGTACCTTTTTTGCCTGGTCTTTTTTGGTTGCTACGGAGTATATTTCCGCCGCTCCCTCATAGTCGGCAATCAGCATATATAACACAATGCCCGAAAGCAAAGTAGACTTACCGTTTTTACGCCCGCACAAAAACATAGTTTCTCGAAAGCGTCGGTAGTCCGTGTCTTTTTCAAGCCAACCGAAAAGGAGCTGTATAAATGCTTTTTGGAAAAGCTCGAGCTTTAACGGTGCTCCGATAGTTCCCTGCGATTGCTTGCAAAATGTTTCGATAAAGAGTATAGGACGCTCGCCCGTTTCCTCGTCGAAATAATACGGAAAATCGGGTGCGGGTGCGTCCATTTCCGCCACAAGGCGAGAGTAGACGGCTTTAACCCGCCTGCTCGTAACGATTTCGCCGCTCTCTATGCGGCGGTAGTATTCTTTAACCCAATTCAAGCCTTTTTAGCTGCCTTGTTTGGTTTAGTGGCAAACATCATAAGAGCCTGCCCCGCCTTGTCCGCCTCGGTGCTCGGTGAGAGTTCCGAAAGCTGCTTAATTGTGGCGTTATAGTTCTTTACCATTGCGTTATATGGCTGTAAAAGAGGGTGCGCTCGCTCGATAGTGTAGGCACCCTGCGGCATTTTAACTACGAGCCCGTCCTCGTTGATTTTTGCCTCCATATCCTCCAAAGAAACGAGCATATATGCGGCTCTTTCAATCAATTTTTTAGCGATTTCGAGCTGTTCTTTGGGTAGATTTTTGTAAATTTTCTTAATTCTGTTTTGCTCTTTTTTCTGTCGCGTATATAATGTATCGTCCACACAAAAACTCCTTTCTTTTGTGTTAAGGGTAGGGGGGTAATACACACAAGGGGCGGTCATAAAAGGGGCTTAAACACGGTTCATAAAAAACAACATCAAACTTTTGTAACGGGGGGGATAGCTTGCAGCTTTTCGGCTGTGTATTCCGCTGCTGCGTGTACCTCAATCGCTACAACATTGATAGCGTTTAGTATTAACTTTGTGCCCTCTACGGTATCGAGTATTACGGTGCCCTCCTCGAGTGCTGCTGCGAGCTTGTCTTGAAAGTCCGTAGTAGTTGCCTCGACATTGAAAGACAATGCCGCTTGACTCGTGTATATAATTAACTCGCATACCTTGCTCATAGGTAGCCCTCTCTTTCTACGAGGTTTCCCTCGTCGTCGAACATTAGCCCCGCTGCTGTAGCAGGCTGTCCCTCGTGCTCTATAGCGTGGCACTCTCTGCACACAAGCTCGAGGTTGTCCTCGGATAGTGTAATACTCGGGTTGTCTATGTTCTGTGGTGTAAGGTGTGTTTTGTGGTGTACTATTTCCCCAGGCTTACCACACCGTACGCATAGTCCCATATCCCGCTTGTATATATATTCCCTGGTATCGCGCCAGGCTTTGCTTAAATAAAATGCCTTTGCAAAATCTCGCATATAACAGCGTCCCGCCCTCTCCGCCGTTGTAGTGTTATATCTGCTCCCAATACAACGACAAAGCGAGCCGCTTTGCAGCAGCTCGCTTAACCGTCTATTTCTACGGTATCAGTTTACCACCACAAAAAGCAAGTTTCTATACAGCGTTTTTTCAAACGCTAAATTGAGGGCATAGCCGAGGCTCCGTAGTAGAGCAACGCAAACTCCGCTACGGCTCTATTTCGGAGGTTGTATACCGTTGTAAGCGACTCGATATAAAGCTCCTCCATAATCGCCTCTTTTGAGCGTTTCTCGATATACCACAAAACAACGACTTTTTTGTGCTCCGCGTCGAGTTGGTCTAAAATGCCCTCAACCTCGGTAAGCGTGCGCTGCGTTTCTGCGATATTTCGGGAGCACTCCGAAAGCTCTAAAAGCTCGTTTAGAGTGTCGCTCACAAAATGCGAGTCCGTAAAAGGCTTGCTATAGTCGATAGCCCCAGGCTCGCGAGGCTTGCCCTGCTCAATTAAGCGTTGCTCTCTTTTTTGCAAATTTTCTAACGCCCTTTTGAGCGTAGGTACAGAGGCGAGCACTTGCTCCGCCGCCTTAAAGTAATTCATAAAATCACCTCCGAAAAGTTTATTTATTTTCCCGTGCTGCCAAAGCCTCCCGCTCCGCGCTCGGTGTTTTCGAGCTCGTCTACTTGCTCGAGTTCGGGTGTAAAAATCGGCAAGAGCACAATTTGGCTGATTTTGTCGCCTGCGTTTACCGTGTAATCAAACCCGCTATTGTTATATAGCTTAACGACGATAGAGCCCGTATAGCCTGCGTCGATAACGCCCTCGCTTGTAATGCCGTGTTTAACATTTAGCCCGCTTTTGCTTTTCAAAAAGCCGACATAGCCTGCGGGGATTTCGATATGTACGCCAATATCAAAGCAGGCGGACTCTTGAGCGGGCACTATTTGCCGCTCCCTGGCGTAAAGGTCGTAGCCTGCGTCGGTGGCGTGAGCCCTGGTAGGCATAATCGCGCCGTTATCAAGTACAATTCTCATTTTTAACCCTCCTAAAATGTTACTGTTACATTGAGCACCGCAGCGGCAAGCCAATAAACAGCGCGTTTATAGTCTTTGCCGATAATGCACATAATCGCCGCTCCCACATCAAGCAGAATAAGAGCAACGGGAAAAATATACATAGACATTTTCTTTCTCTCCTTACTGTCGTTCATAGGTACCTCGCTTTCGGCTCCGTTTCGGAGCAGGCTTTTTATACAAACGGACGGTTAAGTAATAGCCGCCGTTTATTTCGTTGTAGTACGGGCTTATATCCGAGAGAGCGTAGCCCTCGTATAGCTTTTCGAGTTCCTCTCGGTTATCGTAGCCGCTGTCGTGAAATTGTTTAACCTTGTATTGAGGCAATCTGCCGTCCCTCTCGGAGGTTGTCGGTTGCTCCAGGTTGCGGGACGCACACCAACGCTTGCCGAGTATAGGCTCTTTTACGAGATATACGGCAATACCCGCTATACCGTTGTCGTCAAACTGTAACGGCTTTGCGGTTGTGTAGCCTTTTCCCCAAATTTCCGCAAGGGTGTTTATATCAATACCGCCGCTCATTACGATATGGTGGTGCAATCGTCCTTTTTTGGAGCCTTGCTCTGTAACTGCTACATACTTGAGGTCGGGCAGCTCGTTTCGCTTTCGGTACCGCTTGACTCTGCGGAGGAAATTTTGTAGCTGCCTTTGCGCGTCCTCGGGCGTTGGCGGCTCGTTCTCGGGGCTGTATGTTAAATCAAACCTTATGTCGTTTTTGGTAAAATTCGTATTAAGCAGGCGTATTAACTTACGCTCGGCGTTTCTTTGGTTGAGTTTCTTTTGGGTTTCGGTGGTCGGTTTACGCTTTCGGCTCCGTCCGCGCTGATACTCAAATACGGGGAATATGTCAACCTCCAAATATTCGCCGCAATAGTGTTTCTTTTCTCTGTATAGGCAACGCATAGTTTTAACCTCCGTGTTTTACTCTTGGGGCTCTGCCCCAAACCCCGAGGTTTAACGCTTTTGTTTTCCATAAGGGAATTTATAAAAGGCGGAGAGGGCAGCACATACTCGCTCCGTCCGCAATCTCTTACGCCGATAATTCATAACGCGCTCTATCTCACGCTATAAGCAAAAGCCTTATTTATCTACTCGGGTTATCTGTGAAAGACAATAGAGAGGGCATATATAACCCGCTCGGGTTTATTCTCTATTTGGTCGTTAAGTTATTATCCATTACGAGCCCGAAATAGAGCCTATATTTGCTCTTGTTTCTATTGACTTTTCGTTGCCCTTGTGCTATAATTATTAAAGGTAATTGAGTAGCACAAGAGCGGCTACGGCGGCTATCACTCGGGCGGAGTGGTAGCCGCTTTTTTATTACTGTCGCTGTGCCTCGTACTCGTCCGCTTTTGCGAGTACCTTTTTGCTGTAGGTCGTTTCGTATACGCCGTTATCCCATAGGGTAGAGGCTCCATACTCGCCCATATTGTAAGCCATACAAACCAGGGCGGGCTCGTCGTACTTTTCAAAGAGTCGGCGGAGGATATAAAGCCCTGCTCGGATATTTTGGTAAGGCTCTGTAAAATCGGTTATTCCGAGAGCCTTTGTCAATTCCTCGTGATTGCATTTGTTAATCTGCATTAAGCCGTAATCGCTTGTCCCGCTGACAACATCTGTACGGAAAGAGGACTCCGTATACATAAGTCCCATAGCAAACTCAAAGTCGATATAATACGCCTCGCATAAATAATAGGTAAACTCTTGCAATTCTACGGGTAAGGCGCACTCGAGCGGCTCAAACTCGGAGCCGAGCTCGTAATTAAAGGTAATTCCGCCGTTTTCGGTTATGTATCTGCCGTCGCGGGTGCCGTAGGGCTCCGTCGCCTGGCTGTCTGCTGCCTCGGCGTTCTTTCCGCTGATAGCGTGAGCGACTACTACAACGCCGCTCCCGATAATTGCACCGATAAGGAATATACATATAATAAATAGTAGTAAACTGCGCTCCGCTTTTCTGCGGGCGTTTTTCTTTTGGGTGGCTGTCATAAAGTAACCTCCTTTACTTTTGCGGGCTCTACAATAGACACGCTGTTGTTATTTTTGTCTAATAGCTCCGCCGTAATATCGAGCTTACCGCCTTTGTTACGGTAGATAATGCCCGATACACACTTATACACAATGCCGTTATGCTCAACGGGACAGCGGCTAAAGAGAGCCGCTTTTAATTCCTCGTTTGTCATAAGGTCGCCTCCTTATTTCTTTTTGTTACTAATAAGCACTAAAGTAATAAGCGTAGCGCAGATAATAAGGGTAATAATAACGCTGTTACTCATTGTCGGTGTCCCCCTCTCCGATAGTTAATTGCTCCGTGCCGTTTTCGGCTGCGTTTTTGCTCTGCTTATTAAAAAGCGTTACTCTCGATAGTTGTAAAATGCTCTCGAGGTTTTCTATAAAATCTTTGTTTACCAGGTCATAAGGTGAAATTATTCCGAGTAGAATAAACCCGCTCTTTGCTACAATGTACGGTCTGCCGAGCTTGTCCGCTCTTTCGTATAATTCGTAGCCCGCCACCGAGTCGGCAAACGGTTTCAAATAACGAGCGTTTATAAACGCCATACCTTGAGAGGTTTTTAACGGCTCGAGAGTCCTACCGTGTGCATAAAAAGCAATGGTACCTCTGTCGAGCATTTGCTCGCCTGCGTCCGCGTCCTCAAAATTGATATATGAGGGTAAAGCCCTCTCCTCAAAATAAAACTTGTCCCGCTTGTCCTCCGCAATATCAAACATTGTAAAAACATTTTCCTTTGTGAGTTTCGGTAGGTTGTAAACGGGATAAAAAGCAGCACCGTTTCCGAGCCATTGGCAAGTATCGCCCTCAAAAACGATTATTGTTTTTTCGGCTTTTAATATTGCCTCAATCTGTTTTAATTTCATTTCGTGCCCTCCTCTCTTATATATAGGTAAAAGTCTACTGTTTCGCGTAGCTGCTGCTCGGTCTTTTTCTTTGATTGCTGCGCGTGGTATACGGCGCGTCCCTCTGCGTCGTATATGCTAATATGATTATTGAGCCCGCTTTGTACTACGGTATAACCTTTGTACTCAACCTCGGTAGAGAGGTAGTCGCAGGCGCACTCCTCGTAAAACTCGCAGCGCAGGCAGCAGCGTTTACAATCGGGTTTCTTTGTAAGCCATAGCTTGAGGCGGAGTCGGAGGCTTGCTGTAGCCTCCGCCGCCTTATATTTGATAATGTAGTAAATTTGCTCTACCGCTGATACTTTCCTATATCCCATATTTGCCTCCTCACGCGCTTAACAGCGCGGATTATTCAAAGATTGAGGGATTGAAAATACAAGCGGGGGCGACTCCGTAAGCGAGCATCGCGTTGCCGCTGCCCAAACTACCGTCGGTGTTCACAAGGCGCTCGCCGTTCGCGCCCCCAGGGTGGCAGCTATAAGGCGTAATAGTCCATACCCAGGTATCATATTTCGGCATAACCTTTCTGTATTTTCGGTAGAGGTTGTCCGAAAGCAAAGCGATATAGTCCTCGGAGGTGCCGTAGTCGTCCATACCGTCGTCGCTCGTAAGGTCGGAAACAAACGGGAGGAGGTCGCCTTTGTTGAATTTCTCGAGGTATTCGCCGTTGAGGTATTTACGGAGGCTCGATTTTCTCCAATCGTTGCAGCGGTTTTCGTCGTATGCCATTTCCTCCTCGAGGCGTTCCGCCACGACAGCGAGTACGCCGCCTTGCTCCATTCCGAGAGCTACAAACTCGATACCGTTGTAATTAAAGCGGGTGCCCGCCTGCGGTACCTTGCCGCTGATAGCGGGAGCGGTAGCCTGCTCGTTTTCGTCGTCCTCGTATTCGTCCTCATATTCGGACGGAGTAAAAATGCCTGCAAAAGCAAGGCTCACAACCGCCTCGGCTCTTTTCTTGTTTTCGTCGGGGTTGGTGTTGGTAGCTATATCGTCGCAAAGCGACTCGATAGCGGTTAAAATACTGCTGTTCATAATGCAGCCTCCTTAATAATTTTCGTAATTGTTTATAAGCTCTTGCAGCTCGGCAAAGAGCGGAGCAATAGCTCGCTTATTCTGCTTTGCGTCGAGCAGCTTTTTACCCAGGCTATAGAAAGCGGATAACTCCCGCTCGGTAGCCTTTACTTGCGCTACGGCTTTTCGGGCGTTCTTAACCTCGGTGCGTGCCGCTCTCATTTCGTCGTATTCTTTAGCGGTCATTTGCACGGAGGCGGTTACGCCTTTAGGCTTGCCGCCGCCTCGGATAACATAAAGACGGTTACGGGTTGCGTCCTGGGTGCGGTTAAGCTCCTCGGAAAGCTGTGCGATAGTCTTACGCTCCTTTTGGTACCCGCTCAATAACAGCTCGTCCTCCTCGGGAGTCCAGGCTCCCGTCTTAACTGCTGCTTGCTCGGGTGTAAATTCGTGTCCGCATTGCGGGCATTTTACGGGTTTACACATCTGCTACACCTCCTCGTCGGTATTTTCTGCGGTGCTTTCGTAGTTTTCTGCAAGAAAGCGTCCACAATAAGGGCAATTACATATATGCGTGTACGGGTGTTTTTCTCCGTTGTCGTCCCGCAGCATAAAAGGCTTGCCGCCTTTATGGTTTCTGCATATTTGGCAAGGCTGTTTATTCGGTTTTATGCTCAT